GTTGCCGCAGACTGGGCGCGACGATCTAGATTAGACGATCCAATTGAAGTTTTACCAATCATGAGTTAATATGCGAGCACAAGAATTTATTGTAGAAGTTTTTAATCAACCCTATAAAATACTTCGATGGGAAAAAGGTGACTTTGGTGATGTAGACGCAATAGCACGATTGGATGACAACACCTTTCTAAGTATTATGTTCAACAAGGGATTTGGTAAAGATACAAAAGAGGAAACATGGAGTGTTGAGTTTTATAGAAACAACAGCCAACAAGTCACAGGAGAAGGTGATCAACAACGTGTGTTTGCCACAGTGTTAAGTGCTATACAACAGTTTATCGACACTGAACATCCTGTTCACATTCGCTTCTCTGCTAACAAAGATGTTGACCCAGGACAAAAATCACAAACTCGATCAAATCTATACAACAAGTTAGTTCAGCGTTATGCCAACAGTTGGGGATATAGTGTTGATATTGACGATTTTGCTGATACTACTGTATATAATTTATATACTCTACACGAAAGTGTAACGGAAAACTTTGCCGACGGCAAAGTAAAAGGCAAGAGTCGCCCAGGGCGTGTTAAACGGTCGGGTGCCAGTTGCAACGGATCAGTTACTGATCTACGTGCTCGTGCCAAGAATGCATCAGGCGAAAAGGCCAAGATGTATCACTGGTGTGCCAACATGAAATCAGGGAAAAACAAATGAGAGCCATAGAATTTATAGTAGAGAATGCCAGTGAGATCGTGTCTGCCAGTGATGATGGCAAAACTATCACAATTAAGGTGCGGGCACCGGATGGTACGGTACGGTCAATTGCTAATTCAAATCCAGCAATTATACAAAAATGGTTAAATCTCAAATATGGTCTAAGACTTCCGCACAGTATTGCTAGAAAGTTTGTGGGTATACCGACTGCAATGGCAGAAGATCAAGCAGATGATCCTGACAGTTGGCAATCACAAGCGGCAGATGCTGAACGCAATACTGAAACTGCTCGGATGTCTGCACAAGATGCTGCCGCCGGCGGACTAGCAGAACAAGAACTAGATGAAAAATCTGCAAGCAAAGCCCAGTTCCGTACAATGGCAGCGGCTGCACACAATCCAGAGTTTGCCAAGAAAGTTGGTATCAAACAGTCTGTTGCTCAAGAATTTCACAGTGCAGACAAAAAATCAAACTACAAGACATTGCCCAAGAAAACCGCAGAAGGCGAAGTTGATGAAATGCTTGGATTTACTATTGCTCGAGCAGCCCAGCCCAAAAAGCCTGTGCCCAGTTTGGCAACAATGCGCAAAGAATTTGAAAAAGATAAATCTGCACAAATTGAAAAACCTGCACAAGGCCGCAGTGGCTCCGGCAATGTAAAATATATTCGAAAAACAACAGATGAAGACGGCACTTGGGGCATGCTTGAACAGAAAAAGTCATGAAAGCCAAGGAAATCATCAACGGTGCCAAACAATGGACAGCTAAGGTTCGAGTGCAAAATCCTCAGTATGTAGGATGGGTAGACGCTGTGGCATGGGCTCCTAACGCACACGTTGCAAGACAAATTTTTAAGACACAATACAATATCCAAGACTGGCACATAGGCTCAATCAAACAAGTTCATTAAACTACGACTAAATACACAATGAAACAATTTGTTCGTGTATTATGTGACGTTGAGTGTAAGTGGACTGGTAAGCCTCCTGTTTACCGTGCCTACATTGACGACGAATTGTTTGCTGAACGCACATGGATTTGGCACAACGAATATCTCGAAGAAATGTTTCAAATTGAAGCTGTGCCCGGAGATTATGCCATACGTTACGAGCTTGTGTCATCGCCTGACGCTTTTTTAAAAGTTTCAAACATACGAGTTGAGCACGGCCCTGGTAGAATAATAGATAACACTTTAAGGATTGGACGATGAAAGCCAGTGAATTTATCAAGGAAAATGCATCTGTGGGTGGCACCTCTTCTGGTTCTGTTGCCACTGTGGCATCTCCTTTGGGCGGCGTAATATCAAGAAATGGTGATAGTTTCTTTGCTGGTAAATATACCACGGATCCTTTTCCCAATACCCCAAAAAGAATGAGAAAGAAACAAGGAAAAACAAATGTTAAGTGATTTGCTAAAGACCTATTTGGCCAGTACATTTTCGTACTACTTAAAAGCACACTATTTTCACTGGAATGTGGAAGGACCTGACTTTGGCGAACTACACGATTTTTTCTCAGACATCTACGAAGATTCCTATTCGGCTGTGGATCCCATTGCTGAATACATACGCACCCAGGATGAATATGCACCAGGCAGTCTCTCCCGCTTCCTAGAATTGACACAAATCCCTGATCAAACCAAAGTACCACGTGCTCGTTTGATGCTAGAAGAATTACTTGCAGACACACAAACCATGATTGACCTAAGCCTGTCTGTGTTCAACGAAGCCACCGGGGCTAATCGTCAAGACATTGCCAACTTTGCCGCTGAACGCCAAAGTCAACACGGCAAATATATGTGGCAACTAAAAAGTTATTTAAAGGAAGCAAGGGCATAACATGGACGAAATGCACAGCATAATGCAACGACTTGCATTGATTGAAAGTCAAATTACGCCAGACTCAGTGACCAAAGGATTAAACGCACAGCAACGGTCTGTGCCGCAGATGCCTGCACTGTTTAAGATGCCTGCACAAGGTCCTGTGCTTGGCGGTGATCCGGATAAAAAAGCACCCAGTGCCGGCTACATGGTAGGTGCCAGTGAAGACGAAGAAGTTGAAGAAAAAGTCAGCGACTTCTTGCCTAAGAAACCAGACCATGCTAGTACTCACAAGCTGGTCAAAGGCTGGAGAACTGTACACGGACTTGACGAAGAAGTGGCCAGCGAAGATAAATTAGACAAGGTTAAAAAATCTTTTGCAGATTATCTTGACAGCATCAGCAACGAAAAACAAGACACTGATTTAAAAGACCGAGTCAAGGCCGATACGGACCTTAAGAAAAAAGACAAAAAAGATCACAGTATTGTAGCCAAGCAGATCACTGCCGTGGCCGAAGATCCTACAGAAGAAGATCCCATCATTCAAATGCCCACAACTCCCATGCAGAATCCTGTGTACGGCGAGTCAGCACCTGTTAAGACTGTGGCATTAGAAGACGGCCGTGCATGCGAAATACATGGTGACGAAGGAAGAGGATTTGAAATTCGTCACGGGGGACGTTCACTAAAAAGCCGTTTTAAAAATTTAGACCAAGCACAAATGGCTGTGGAAATGTACCAAGCTAGACAACGCAAACAAAATGAGTCTGCTGATTATATTGAGGAAGCATAATGAATTTAAATGACCTATACGAAATAAGAGACCCACGCGATGCATATGAACGTGACGTTGACAATAGCACCAGTGGGTTTGGCAAAGACTCCTATGCATATCAGCAAGATGGTGGAGCCAATGATGAGAATCATGCATTTGACCAGCAACCCACTTGGTATATTCGCCTTAATGGCAAACTCATTAAAGACAAGCAAGGTAACCCTTATGCATTCCAAGACAAAGCTGCCGCAAACAAAGCCGCTTTAAACATGCAGGCCAAACTGTTCAATAAAGACAAAGAGTTCATGTTGACTACCAACCCCAATGATAAACCCCAAGGCATGGCAGAAGGTCTAGTAGGTGCCGCATTAGGTGGCTTAGCAGGTGCCGCGTTAACCAAGTCTCCCGGTGGGGCAATGACTGGTGCATCAATTGGCAGTAACATACAAGATACTTTGAGTGATGATACCGAAGTAGCAGAAGGGTTCGGTGCAAACTACGCAGAACAACTAGCACAAAAGGTATTTGATGTTAAACCCAACTTGGCCAGTGACGACGATGTGTTAAACACAGGATACAAAGTTGCTGTGCAAGATCTAATGAGCCAGGTACGTGCAAATCATTTGTTTGCAAGAGATCAAGATTTCCCTAGCGATTTTGCAAGTGCTTATTACTACTTGCAAAAACGAGGCGTAGCAGAAGGCCACACAGAAGTAAAAGACAAAGAAGGCAAAGTTGTCAGTTGGAAAGACGACTCAGAATGGCACCCAGCTGAAAAGAACAAGCAAGGCCAACCTAAAGATCCACGTGGCGTAGTCACACACATGAGCGATGTTGCTCGGCGTAAAACTGCTAGCCAACAAGGTGTAGCAGAAGCCGAAGTAGACAGCGATGGCCACTCAATGGATCACGCTGACTCTGGCGAGTACGATTACGAAGGCGACCAAGCAAAAGACCAATTAAACACCATTGTACGGGCGGCTCGCAGACTCAATGGCATGTTGGATGACAACGAAAACATGCCAGAGTGGGTACAGATGAAAATTACCAATGCTGCCGATTATATTGACACAGCCGCTGACTACATTGAATCCAATCAAGAGCCCGAGTTGGATGAAGGCTGGAAAGAAAAGCTAGGCGGTGCGGCATTAGCAGGTGCAATGGCACTAGGCGCAGGCAGTGCCCAAGCTAGAGTTACCCCTGATGGTCAAGGTGGCTTTACCGGTGGATTAAAACCTGCAACAACGCAACAAGCAACTGACGTTGCTCCTGCAAAAGCAGAAGCTCCAAAAGGATACAGCAAAGAATACCTACAAAAAGCAGCCAACCCTGATAGATTTGGTAGGTACATGATCAGCGTCGAAAAGGCACAAGAGTTACTAAAGCAAATGAACGAAGGTGACAAAATTGGCAACATGGATGCCGACAAGTTTGATGCGGTCATGGCACGTCTTAAACAGTTGGCCGGTGCAGGTCCAATGAAAACTGTGTATGACCCTACTAAACGTGTGTACAGAAATGTTCCAACAGCGGTGCAACCTAAAAAATGAACCCAGAAGATCGTTTAGAAGAGCCTGCAAAAAATCCCAACGACTATCCTGTTTATCCAGATGACGATGGATACGATCGTTTTCGCAATCCCTACTCACCAGTATAATGCGGTTAAGTGACTTTAGAATTCAAAACCATGACAAACTAGATCGTATTCTAGTGGATCTGTGTGATCTACTGATGCAGGCCAAACAACAGGACAGTGAATACTTTGGCATGGTGGCTGCCGCTGTGTTGGATCCTGACAATCGCTGTGTGGCTGCTGTAAACTATCCAGCAGCCGACGGTCGACGTGTACACGCAGAACGTGCCGCACTTGATGCTTATTCCAAACAGTACGGCAATGTACCACAAGGTAGCATTATTATCACAACCTTGAGTCCTTGCACTGAAGACATGGACGAACGTCACGGGGAAAGTTGTACAGATCTAATCAACCAGTCTGGGGTACACAAAGTGTATGCTGGCTATGCTGATCCATCACAAGATGAAACACGTAAACAGTTTCATTTGAAGATCACCACAAACTCACGTATCAAACAACTATGCAAGGCGTTTGCTGATACATTCTTAAAAGATCATTTGAACGAACTATCATTCTTAGGATCACAGTGTACCAAAGACTGTTCCGGACATCGTGCTGGGTACGAGTGGTCAAAGCGTAAAGGACTACGTCAAGGCAATTCACCTTGGTCACCAAGTTTTAACAAAGGTGCCGCGCTGGCTGTAGCGGGCAAATAAAGAACACACTACCTTAGGACGTTATGCGTTACTAGTGTGGCCCGGCTGCTGGGCAGAATGTTATGGGAGTCGTGCCCCGGAATGGCGTTCTAAAGTGAGCAATATTTTCACCAAAGCTGTTGCTAAACTTAAATACTTCCTGTATAATAAATTTTTAAACTGGAGTATTTTATGGAAAAATCATTCAACGGCGATCAAAAGATCAAACTCACACAAATCATCAACGAAGGCATGCAGGTCATGCACGAGATTGATACCTTACAAGGTGGTCTCAATGACACCATCAAAGCTGTTGCAGAAGAACTAGAAATCAAACCTGGTGTGTTGAAAAAAGCAATCCGCTTGGCACACAAAGCAGAGTTTGGTAAAGAAAAGCAAGATCACGAGTTACTCGAAACCATTCTTGAAACAGTTGGGAAAACTATGTAAATGACATATCTTACCGGTACAGCTCTGTTTGCTAACATTATTCAATTTTCAGATTATGTGATACCTCGCACGGTTAAAAAAATTCAAGATGAAATACAGGAAATAGATCCTAAAAAAAGATTACTAGGACAATTTATAATAGATCCGGTTGACCTCGATGGATTTTTTAATAATGAATATGGCGACTATCGCAACCTACTGGTAATAACAGCCAATATTATCAAGTGCACACCAGAACAGTCTAGACATATCTATAGCTTTGATACCAACTGGTTTGGCGCTTATTACTACGATTATCCCGACCTTGACGTTCCTGTTGAAAAAGATTTTTGTTGTTTTATCAATAGAATTGAGCCCAATCGACAAAGTTGGCTGTACCAGTTAATACGTCGAAACTTGTTTGACCGAGGATTTATTTCTTTCAACGGTGTTACAAAACAATACAAAAATAATGAATTTTATGGTATGGATCCAAAAGAAGCGTTTGAGCATTCATTCCAAAAATATAATAGTATTTTTGCTCCAGAGCATAAAAAAATAAAGAATAGTATTCCTTATAAAAATTTTGCTGACACAGGTGACTTGTTGCCTGTAATGTTGGGTTCAAAGTTTTCGTTGATCTTAGAAACACACTTCAACGACAATCGACTAATAAGTATCTCTGAAAAAACATTTCCTTGTTTGCAAGTACCAAGACCCTGGTTGTTGTTTGGTGCACAGCATTCTGTTGAGCAACTCAGAAAGACAGGGTTTGATGTGCTTGACGATGTAGTTGATCACAGCTACGATAAAATTGCCGACCACATACAACGACAGGTTGCAATACTAGATCAATGTGAGAAACTAGTAGACATTGATCTTAACAAAATTTTGTCTCGGTGCAAACAGGCAGCCAAACATAATAAAAAATTGTTGTTGCCAATGAAAGAAACCTGGCATGAAAAAGTAATGCAGGATTATGAACAAGCCAAACAACAGTGCTTGAATCTTTAATGAAATGAGAAAATATATGCAGAATCCAGGATTACATTATTACAATCCAGAATACAAACTGGTACAAATTGGCAGCAGATCAAGTTTGTCTTCAAATGATTTGGCTAGCCTCGTGAAGGAATTTCTAGTAGATCCTACTAGCCACACACAAATAACTGTTGAAGAATTCCTAGCATGGGAAGATCCAAACACTAACTTTTTATTAACAATAGAAGATATAGAACTAAGAAAAAAAGCCATTGATAGATTGACCGAAAAGAACTGGACAGCAACCACTTTCATTGGGCAATATTCTCTAGTGTTTCCTGAAGCCCACATTGGACAAGGTGTAATAGTTTGGCCATTTTCCGGAATTACCAATGGTGCTCGTATTGGTAACTTTGCCACCATTGGCACCTGGGGCGGTGTTGCACACAACGCAACAGTGGGATTCAATGCAAAACTTGAAACAGGCGCAGTGGTTGCAGGTGGTGCCAATGTTGGAGACAACTCAATTGTGTGTCAGCGTTCTTATATTTCTGATGGTGTAGCGTTACCGGCTGACAGTAAATTAGTTGCCTACAGTGCACTAACAAAAACCCCCGACAAACCTGGAGTTTTTGCAGGAACACCAGCAAGAAGAATTTCCGACAATGTATAAATTAACACTTGACAACACTGACATTAAATAGTATACTACACGAGTCGCTCACGTTAAGAGCATGAATCACGGCTTACCGGCCACAAACGGAGACTATGAGTTATATTGACGCACTTTTTGATCGTGAACACGATCGCATTCACGTTGTAGAACGCC